CGCTGCGCGCTGGCGCTCTGCTGGCTGCCTGCTACGCCAAGCCCGGCGCTGGTAAGCGCCGCCGCAATCGAAGCATAGGCAAGCCATGGTGTTGCGGTTGCAGCGGCGGCGGTGCTAGCCGCTGCGGCGCTACCAGCGGCAGTTGCAGCCGTGCTAGCGGTTGCCGCGCTGGCGGCTGAGGTTGCGGCGGCTGCCGGCAAAAGGTCTGCGATGAAGGTCATGCGTCCATCCGCACCGTGTAAACCAGCGCCAGCAATTCAAAGGGCGCGGGGATGGTTTGGGAGATTTCGATATCCTGCTGCCGCCGATGCCCCACCATGCCGCGCAAGATGACATCGCCGGAAAATATTGGCGGCGGCGTATCGAGCGGCGCGGCGGGGGCAGCCCCCACCTGGCGGAAAACAACAGGCTGGCCGCGCACGTCAAAGATGCCGGTATTCAGCACGCGCGCGGTAAGGTCTGAAATGCGGGACATGCGGCCAATCAGCGGGCCGGATTGGTCGCGCGGTTCTGCCGGTAGGGTTTTCAGGCGGGTTTCAAAGCCCAAGCCAATTTCTGCCGCGTTGGCTGTGCGTGGCAAGGTCACACTGCCGCCGCTTGGTATGGCGGTGCCAAGATAGGCGCTGTCCGCAATCATCTGCGCGGTCAGCCCATTCAGGTGGCCAAGGCCGGAAACGCTGGAAAACGGGCCGCCCGTGGTTTGCCGGATTGCCCCATCGGTCAGGCAGGCTTCATCCCAAAGCTCAATGCGGATTGTGCCATTCCGCAACACGGCAAAGAAAACCTGGCCATTCATCAGGGCGGTGCAGCTTTTAATCTGGCCATTGGTTTCCCAGCGGCTGAAGGCCAAAACTTCCTGGCTGCGCAGCGTGGTCATGGTGGTGATTGTGCCATCGGCATTGACCATTAGCACATGATCCGCGTCGTCGTTGCTTACGCTGGTGCGCGCGGTCATTTCCACGGGCGCCTTGATCAAGTGCGGCGCCAATAGGCTGGCCAAAGTGCTTTGCCATGCTTGTTCCGTGTCCGCGTAGAGAAATTGGCGCAGCGCAGCGCCGCCGCGCTGGATGAATAGGGTTGCCCCATCCACTTCGGAAATGGGGCTGAAGCGCTTGATGCCGCGCCGGGTTTGCCCTTTGCGTTCCACGGTTTTGGGCGTGATCGGCACGCCTTCAATGGTGTGTTCCGCGCCGCTGGTGAAGATCATCAGCGCGCGGCCCGATGCCATTTGATGGATGGCGTTCAATTGGTCCGTGTCTATCGTGATGTTGATGGCTTGGTCATCCAGGCCCGTGCCAACATCCAGATTGAAAAAATCGCCAATCTTGCTTGCCAGCATGGTGGCCGGGCGGCCTTTCAAGCCACCAAGCCACAAGCGGCCATCATGAAAGGTGCCGCATTCTGGCCAGCCGCGCGTGGCACTGATCACGGCCTCGGCGCCGCTCCCAAAGTCATAGGTTGGAATGCTGGTGAAGGTGATCGCGGTCCGCGTCCAGGTGGTTTCATTGGCGCCGCGTTGGATGCGCTGGGGTTGAATATCCGGGTGGAATAGCAGCAAGGTATCTGCGGATTGCGCCTTGTTCATCTGCGCGGCCTGGGTGGCGTTCCAGGGGCAGCCCGTCACGGTCGCCAAATAGCCACCATCACTGCCGCGAAAAACATCAAACGCGCCGGATCGCAACGCAATGCAATAGGTCTGGTCCACATTGAAGGCGAAGGGGATCAGCCGCACCCCATCCGTGCCGCCTGCCAGCGAATAAAGATGCCGCATGCCAGGGCGGCGGCGGATGCCCCCTTGCGGCTTTACCAGCATGTTCCGGATCAGCGCCGCGCTGGAATAATACCGCGCCACCTCAATCCGCGCGGTCAGGCTGGGCGCAACCTCGCCAGCGGTGAAGCTGGTTTGCTGAACCTTTACGGCGCGCATCAGCGGCCCCAGCGGGCGGTGAGTAGCGGCGTGTGCCCAATGCGCTGGGGTGTCTGCTGCTGGCTATCCAGGTTGCGCGCCACGCGCATCAGGCCGCCGCTTCCATTTTCCATGGGGCTGCCAAAAGTCCGGCGATAGAAAGCATCTGCCGCCGTGGTGCCGGCCCCTACCGCGATGGCCAAATCAGCGGCAAGGGCATTGCGCGCCAAATTAGTGAACCATGCCGGCCAGGCGGCGCTGTCAATTTCAACCTGATAATCGCAATAAAGAATAGCGTGATGGGAAAGGATGCGGTTTTCAAAGATTTCCCATTCATCAGCCGGATTGGCGCGCGGGTCTGGTCGTACTGACCGAATGAAAATCTGTTCGGGCGGCATGGCGTGCTGATAGGTCCATTCCGTCAGCGGCGGTTCCGCCACCTGCGCCAGCATGGCCTTGCGCATGGTGAAGCGCCATGGGTAGGCAGTCAGCATAGCGCGCAAGGTGGTGGCCACAATGCGGTTGCAGCTTTCCGCAAGGTCTGTGCCTTCATCGAAGCTTGACACGCCAAATTCGCCAAGCATGCGCAGCGCTTGGTTGGTCAGGTCAATGTCGGCAAGGCTGGTCATGGCAGCGGCGCCAGCGCAACGGCTTCATCTGCGCGCGCCCAAGCTTCGGACCAAGTGCGCGCATGCGGTTTGCCTGGGCGCCAGGTCCGCAAATAGTAATCCCAGCCTTGGGCTTCGCCTTCTGGCAATGGCTTGGGATCAGTCCAAAGCAGCAAGCGCGCAAAGGCCGCGGCCAAGTAATCATGCTTGGCTTGCGCAAAGCCAGCCCAGATTGTGTGCTGATCAAAGGGCAGGCCAGCCATGGCCGCGTGATAACGCGCAAGTCTGCTGCTGGCATGGTGGCGCATGACACCACCAACGCCCCCGCCGCTTTCAAACTGCCAAAAGCCGGTTGCGGGACCAAGCACGGCGGGGCCGGTATCAACCTGGTCCCGATATAGAAAACGGCTTTCTTGCCAGCCGATGGCCAGCAGCAGCCTTTCAGCTGCGGGCGTATGCGCGATTTTTTCAGCACTTGCCATGCCGGCCAATACCGGGCGGATGATCTGGCTCAACACCAAATCAAGCCGGGCATTGGGCAGGAAGTCCAGGCTCATTTGCTGGCGCGCTTGTTCCAGATAGACAAGCCAACACCCGCCAAGGATGTTGCCGCGCCGACAACCACATTCAGCGAATTGGCGTCCAGGTAGCCTTTGGCTACAAAACCGCCACCAATCACGGTCAGGATGTGCCTGGCCACGCCAAGCCACATTTCATTTGTCATTTTTCTTCTCCTTTGGGTCAATGGAAAGAAAGCGGCGCCAGAACATGACTGCCATTTGCGTGATAACCGGCGCGCCAAGATGGCCAGCAATGGCGCCGGCGGCGGCAATGGCCAGCGGGTGGGCGTGGCCAATGCCGATTGCCACGCCACCGCCGATAAGGCCGGCCACAATGGCGCTTGGGGTTTCCAAAAGCACATCAGGCCAATTGATCCGGCGGCGTTCGCCCGCGCTGCGGCGCAGCATTTTGGCAAAGCCTGCCAGCCATGCCGCGAAAGTCGCGGCGGCAATTTGCATGATGTGTTCGCGTTCCATGCGGGGGGACTAAGCCCGCCCACCGCTGGAAAGGCGGGCAATGACCTGCCCGCTTGTGATGGCGGTCAGGCGCAGCCGAAAAAGAAGGCCATCTTCATGGCTCGGAAATTCGATGATCCGATTGAAGGGCGGCGCGACGGCAGCCAAAAGGCTGGTGCCCGCGCGGTCCTGCGGCACAACCCAAGTGGTGCCGCCGTCCACACTCATTTCAAGGGTCAGGGTGGCGCCAACTGGCGCTGGCGTGCCGGCATTGGCCATTACCAAAAATGGCCCGTTGATCTCCACCGGGCCGCATACCTCATTTGCCGCAATCATATTGGCGTTGTTGATGAAGCGCGAAGCCACGTCACGCGGGCCAGATACTTGAAAACCCATGAATGCCCCCATGGAAAGGGCGGACCTTGCGGCCCGCCCTGCTGGTTGTGATTAGTCGGTGTTGGTCGCCGTCAGCGCCAACGCATCGGTCACGTCCACTACGCCAGCGGCGGAAATGGTCTGCACCACATGAAGCCCGGCGGTTTGCGGCACCCCGGAAGCATTGATGGTCAGGCGCAAGATGACATCACCAACCGACAAAACACGGAATGCGTCATTGAAATAACCGCTGGTGTCCACGCCCGCGGCGGTGTCCGCGGTGCGATACATCCAAAGGCGCGGCACGCCCGGCACGGTTTCTGCGGTGCCATTTTGAATAGGCGTGGCAAGGCTGCCAGCCGGGCCAAGATTTCGTGCGATATAAGCCATGGATCAGGACTCCTGCGTGGCAATTTCGATGACGCCCAGCGCGTCAATCGCGACAGCGCCGGCCTTGATAAGCTGTGCGGAAAGCCAGCTGGTCTTTTCCGCCACATAATTCACTTCCAGCGGTTCATTATGGGCGATGGCCAAGCCAATCGCCTGCATGTCAAAGGCAAAGCAGCTGCGCGTGGTGGATGCCAGCGGCAGGCCGCCTTCGTCGCGGTCGTCAATCACGATGAAATCAAAGCCATACAGGCGCGGCAGGGTGCCGGTCTGCACAACGTATTGATCAACAAAATCCTTACTGGTAAAACGCTGTTCGGAAGTCAGGTCTTCTTTGGCGCGCGCGCTGATTACCATTTTGCGCTGGCCTTGCGGCACGGCGCGCGCATCCATCAGGGCCATAGCGCGGCGCATTTTGGCATCGGTCAGGCCGGTGCTGGCAACGGCGATATTGGCTGAAGCATTGGCGGCGTCCAGCGCGGCGATGATCATCTGATCAAGGCGGCGGCCAATGGCGGCGCCGATATTGTTGGCCAAAATGCTGCGTTCTTCGAAATTGACCAGCTGCGCGTCCAGCTTGTCTGTGTATTCCGCCGCAATCCAATCGGTCAGCGTGGCGGTCGCTTCGGTATACTGGGCGTTCATCACCGTTACGTCAGTGCCGGGAAGGCGGGGCTGCGCCTGGCCGCGCCCTACGCGGCGGAAGCGCGCGGTGCTGCCCGTTACGTTGGTGCGCACACGCACATGCGGGCGCAGCGCGCCAGCGTTCTGATATGCCGCTTTTACCTCGGCATCGAATTCAATTTGAGCAATTGCGGAAAGGGCCTGCGCCATTGCTAAGCTCCTCTGAAAAAAACGTCCTCACGTTCGTTTCGGATGAAGCCGCTGCCGGCGGGGTCCCTATGGGATAAGCCCGTGGTGTCGCGGGTCCTACGCTTGGGGCTGTGCCGTCGCCTCCGTCACGGTCTGTTCATTGTGCTTTTCTGCCAAAAGGCCCGGCGGGTTTTGCAGCCCCGCCGGGTAGGTTTGGGAGGAAAGCGACATGGAACACACAAGCCATGAAATACACATATGCCCCCGCGTCGGCGCAAGGGGGTTTTTTGCTACATTTTACAAAAGGCCGCGCCGTTCGAGTTCCTTCAGCGCGCGGCGTCCGCGTTCAATTTCTTCATCCCCGCCGGGTTGGCCTGCGTTCTTTTTGGCATAGCCTGCGGTCATCAGCTTATGTGCGTCTTCGCGCGTCATATCCGCGCCGGCAAGGGTATCCAGGGGAATGGCTTTTTCGCCAGTCAGGGCGCGCAATTTGGCCAAGGCGCGGATGCCATTGGCATTGCCCGCTTGCAGCAAAGCATGGGCTTCGCCTTCGGTC